ATCCCCCACGCTCCCTTACCTCACAACCTAATTTAAATCCAGAGATTCCAACCTTTGGCGCTCATACCTAAGGCGTGCCACCTAGTTATCAAAACAAGACTATCACACTAACTTTATAACACATAGTTATCATTAACACTTGACAACGTTAATAAAAAAGGCTAGACTAAATATAGGAGGTGTTATTATGGACAAAGTCACACAATTAATAAGTATGGTTGGGTTTCCTTGTGCTATGTGTTTAATTCTAGTTTACGTAATTTATAAATTAAATGAACAGCACAAAGAAGAGATTAGTAAACTTACGGCAACCATTGAAAATAATACACAAGCATTAATTAAATTAAGTGATAAGTTAGGAGTTGATATCAATGTCAAAAACACAAGTAAATAAGCGTCAAGAATGGTTGTTAAACATACCTCAAGGAGGTTTCAATAAAGAAAGTCTATTTGATAGCTATGTACTTTACTTTTTTGATAAGTGTTTTTCAATTTTTGATATTGAGGGATTGCCTGAAAGCATACCTAAACATAATATATTACGTTTACTATTTTCATATGGTTGGTGTGTAGTGCCTAATGAAAAAATTAAGGGAAAACTATATGCTTTTACAGGTGGGCTAGGAGGAGTGTATAACACATACTATGAACCAACTCAAGTAATAATTTCCAACCCTTATTTAAATTATGATAAGACCTTAACTATTCAAGATGATAAGGACGCTGTATTAATAAGGAATGATACTTACTTAATGGGATTATACCCTCTTATTAATAAATATGCCACTATAATGACTGAATGTGATTTATCGCTAAGATTAGGTGTAATAAATACACGTAAAGTAAATACTTTTGTTGCTGATACTCAAAGTGTGAAAGATGCTTTTGATAACTATAATAAAGCTGTTGAAGATGGAATTCAACCAAGTGCAATAGTTTCAAACGCTTTTTTACAAGGACAAGAGGGATTAAAAGACGTTCAACAACCGGTTAGAGTTAATAATTTAAAAGATTTAATTGAGTTGAAACAATATTGTGTTGCTAGTTTATGGAATGAAATAGGTGTTAATGCTAACTACAATATGAAGCGTGAAAGCATAAACGAAAGTGAAAGCGGACTTAATGAACAAGCATTGATTCCTTTCATTCAAGATATGTTAAATAATCTAAAAGAAGGATTTAAAAAAGTTAATGAAATCCATAATTTAAACATTATTGTTGATTTATCACCTATGTGGAAAACAACTTTTGAACAAGTTGTTGAAGCTCATAAGGTGGAACAAGAAGAAGTTAAGGAGGATATTAAAAAATGAAGTTTGATAACACTTTAACTATTGGAGATATTGAGGGGTTTAACTTATTTGATTTGTTAAAAACGAATTATAATGATGATGTAGTTAAACTTCAACAATTACTTTCAATATCTAATGAAGAATGGTTAATTTTTGATACTGATTATAAACTCAATCATGCATATGAATTAATTCAAAGTAGGTTATTACAAGTTGATGAAGGCCAACTCGATTTTTGTTCAAAAGTTATTCACGCTAAATACTTCCCTAATTGGTTAAGGTTGGCTCAGGCTTTCTATAGCGATTATAATCCTATTGAAAATTATTCAATGGAAGAGGAAAGAACTCCTAATCTAACAACAACGGAGGTTGAAAACGAACAATCTTCAAAAGATAATAGCCTAGTTAATACAGGCACAACAAAGAATACCGGAACAATTAAGAATGATAGCTCATCACAATCAACGGCTAATAACAGCGAAAATACTTCTAATACACATTTAGTTAGTCCATTTAATAACCCTAGTGAATATGTTAACAATGATAAAAATGAAATTGTTGTTAGTAGTGATAATACTATTAACAATACAGATTCAACAACTCAAACGGATGATACAACGAAAACGGATGATTATACAACCACAGGAACGGAAAGCAACAACGTTGATACTAATAGAACTATAAAAGCAACCGGAACCGAAAAACTAACACGAAGTGGAAACATCGGGGTGACAACTAGTCAACAAATGATAGAAAGTGAAATCTCATTACGAAAACTAGATATTATCAATATGATATATGAAGATATTGACAAAGTTATTACAATACCTTATTATATTAATAGGAGGTGTTAAAAATGAATACTAATTTAGGCGGTTATAGAATGATATCTTTAACGGGTATTGATTTAAACGAGGCCGACATAACAGCAAGAGCTGATATTATCAACGAACTTGAAAAAATTGATAAACCTATTATGTTAACAGGTATTAGAATTAACTCAAAAGCAAAAGCCCCTATTTTCATTTCTTATAATGACGGTGAAGCAATAATCTACAATAGAGATTGTACTTTTTCAAGGGATGAACAAGGGCTAACAAAAATCACAACAAAAGAGGCAGGTGTTAAAAATGAATAATGCACAAGGTGGTTATAGAATTATTGATTTTAAAGGAATTGACCTAGACGATGAGGAAACGTTAAATAATTCAATTTACCCAATTATTGAAAGCGCTTACAAAAGTAAAGCGTTTTTAATTACAAATATTTTTATTAATGAAGTTGAACATAATTCAACATTTGTTTCAATAAAATTAAATAATAGTAATTATGAATTTGAATTATATGGCTATCATATAGTAGTTGAACCAAATAAAATTACATGTAAAGCGATTAAATCATATACTACATTATACAATTATAATATTTCAATAAATGACATAGCTAATATTTACGTGATTAATTCGGAGGATGCCAATATTGTAAAAGCTAGATTTCATTTAAATATTTATCAGCCAGTTAGTCAAGTTTGGTCTGAACCAATTTTAAGAAATTTATTTCCAATTGTTGGAACTGTCACTATTGAGTATGATTATAATAATAATCATTATATTGCAATAGGTAGTATTCGTGCATTGGAACAACTTAATTTTTCGGGTTCATACTATAATCAATTATATATAAAGGACTTTGATAATGGGGTTATTAATACTACAACTATGGAATATGAAACGAATGTTATACCATGGGGTTCTAAACATCCAACTCAATCGAATAAAGTAAATAAAAAATTCTATCTTTCACCATTTGAAAAAACTAGATATAATACTATAACTATTAATTTAAAATAAGGAGGAAAAAAGAAATGGAAGTTAAACAAATAGCTCCCCTAGTAAATGAGGTGTTAAAGTCTACCTTAGGGGAAGAAACGACTTTACTTACAGAAGATTTATCAAACTTAGTCACAATAGGCGAAACAATTGAAAACGCTAAGGCATATGACAATTATGTACGTGCTTTAGTTAATAGAATTGGTAGAATGGTTTTTGTTGATAGACAATACCAAGGTGACGGAATTAAGGTTCTAATGGACTCATGGGAATATGGTTCCATTTTAGGTAAAGTTGATGCCGACCTACCTGACGTTAGCGAGAATGAAAGCTGGCAACTTGAAAATGGAACGTCATACGACCCTAACATTTTCAATGCTCCTAATGGAGTAAGCGTTAAATTCTATAATGGACTAACAACGTTTGAGGTTGACCGCTCTATCACTGACCGACAAGTACGCGAAAGCTTTACAAGTGCGTATGAAATGAATAGATTCATTGAAATGATTTTCACAAAGATTAATAATGCTTTAACTTTAGCAACTGAGAATTTGATTAAACGTACTATTAATAATTTTATCGGTGTGACTTTAAAAAATGAAGTACCTAACGGCAATTATTCACAACACTCAGGATCAAAAGCCGTTAATTTATTGAAATTATATAATGATACTTACACAACTACATTAACGAAAGAAAAATGTATTTATGATAAGGACTTCATTAGATTTGCTACTTATAAAATGGGTAAGTATATCGACATGTTAAAGACATACTCAGTGTTATTCAACATTGAAAAGAAGCAACGATTTACGCCTAAGAATCTATTACATGTCATTATGTTAAGTGATTTGAAACGTGCAAGCGATGTATTCCTACAAAGTGATACATATCATAATGAATTAACCGAACTTCCACTCGCGGAAACAGTTGTTAAGTGGCAAGGAACAGGCGAGGCATATGATTTTGCCGATGTTTCAAAAATACATGTAAAAACATCCGAGGGCGACACTATTGAGGCTGACGGAATTCTAGCTGTAATGTTTGACAATGACGCTTTAGGTGTTAATCTATATGATAGACGTGTGTTAACTAACTACAACGCTAAGAGTGAATTTACTAACTATTTTTATAAACAAGAAGCTAGATACTTCAACTCATTTGATGAAAACTTTGTTGTATTCTATGTAGCTTAAATTTAAAGGCTAGGCTTTTATAGCCTAGTCTATTTTTTATTAAAGGAGGTTATAAAATGATTTTTAAAATTTACGATATAAAAGGACCTAGAGCAGTCATAGACAAATATTATTCAATTCACTTATCAAAAACAATTGACATAAACTTGTTGAAACCTTTTAATATTAATGCGACATATATTGATGTTAAAGATGCTATCGAATTACAAGATATAGCCTATATTTCAACGTCTTGGAATAACAAAGAATACTATTATTATATTGATAATATAGAGCTTCTAAACGGAGGTATAATGCGTTGGTATATTCAACTTGATTATTTATACACATATAAAGAAAAAATCTTAAAAGAAGAACTATACATTGAGCGTGCTAATCAATTTAATAATTTCACTTTAAAAGATGAATTATTTTTAAAGAATGACGAAATAAGTATTATTAACGATCAAACTAACCCTATCATTAATAAAACAACTAATATGACTTTAAATCCTAATAGTACATATATAGTTAGTATTATTACACCTGAGGCAACATCGGTTCAAATAGGTAATAGTACTATTAATGGATTGGAGGGTAATATGTTCGCGCCTCCAAATAAAGTTAATGAACAAATTTATGAACTAACTGAAAGTCAATTAAAAAGTTTATCACAGGCTGTCATTTCAAACGATAATTTAAAAACGTTCATTAAATCAATAATTAAATTTCCAATATATATCGATTATGCTAGAGATAACACAGGAAGTGCTATAACAATACCTTTTAAAGTAGGTAATGAAAATATAAAAGGTATATCAAACGTGCCTATAGCTCCTAATAGATATGAATATAACCTTATAGCGGATTACGATTTCACTAGATTATCATTGATAAGCTTTAATGATGCTACAAGGTTCAGTGATAGTGTTATAACGCTTTATATTGTTGCGTATGGAAGCGTTCAAGTTAATTATTTAGATTGTGTGGGTGCTCATTTATTAGTTAATTCAATGATAAACTTAACGACCGGTGAAGCAACTATTTACATAACTAGTGTGAAAGGCAATGCATCAAGAATTATCTATACTAACACTTATCAACTAGGTATACTATTATCATTAAATAGCACAAACGCTTATGAAAATAACGTACAGGAAAAAAATGGTATATGGAACACTATCGCAAGTGGTGTTGGTGCTATTTCAAGCGTAGCCGTAGCGGGGTTAACAGGTAATCCTTTAGGACTTTTAAACGCCACTAATCAATTTGTTGGAATGGTTACAGGAACAGCAAAGACTGCTAATAGCATTGTTGATAGAGCAAGCGGGGGAACAATAACCGGTGCATCTGCATTCGTACAATATAAAAAGAGCAATTATACTATAGCCTATAAAGAAATAATTAATTATATTGATGTTGTAAATAACTATGGACGTTTAGTTATGAACTTTGTATCACTAGAAGATTTTTCAAAAGCATACTTTAACATAGCCCCCGGACAACGACTAAAAGAAGGTAATTATACGTTAACTGCTGAGAATACTATTCTTGAATTGCTTCAAAATGGTGTATGGACGTCTTATTATGATGAAAATGATTACCCGTTCACTTAATTAAATAAAGTTTAGAATCCTCTTAATTGAGGGTTTTTATTATGTTTAACTTTAGAAAATAAGTTTATAAAGCCTTTTTTCATTTTCTTGTTGAAAAGTCACTTTTTTGTGATAAACTATAGACGTAAAGAAGAAAGGAAGCACTAAGGTGCTAAGGTGGTTTAAAATGAAAATGAATGTTAATAATTATAAGGAATTACTTAACACATTAATTAATGGAAGTGAAAAGATTGTTTACATGTATAATAAAAATGAAATGGTATGTACATGTTATAATAAAGATATTAATAACATTACTACTATTAATTTGATTAATTGTAAAAAATTACATGTTTTCAATGGACGATGTATTATAAGTTGTGACGAAATAATATTTTAAGGAGGTATTAAAATGATTTATATTTTAAAAAAACATAACTATGACGCTTATGATGCTTATGCAAGAATTACCCACAGTAAGAAAGCATGTTTCAATTATTTCATTGCATGTTTCAATTATTTCATTAAATTGAAGCAAGATAACATTAGTGAACTATGTGTATATAATGATGAATGGAAACTCGAACGTGTTGTTAGTGGTTATTATAACATTTATGAATTTTTAAAAAGATAATGGAGGAATTAAAATGACTACAAAAACAACATATTTATTACATTTACAAAGAGATAACTATTACTTTGATAGTATAGTAGAATTGAGACATTTTATGTTAGGTAAAGGATTAGCTCCTTGCATTTCAATTAGCAATATTACAAGTACACTTGATTTAGTTATTGTTGAAGTTTACCCGGTTTACATTTAAGGATGTGTGAAAAAATGAGAAGAATATTATTAATTATCACTTTTAACATTTACGTGTTATTAATAATAACAGGTATTGTACTTTATTCAGTATTTAATATTGAATTATTGTTATATGTTAGTATAGGTAATTTAGTGTTATTTGTACTAATAGTATTATCAATATTACTATATCTAGTTTTAGAGGAATTAGATTAAATGAGGTGAAATGATTAAAATGAAAAAATCATTATTATAGTTTAAATGAGGTTTTAGAATCTTATAAAAATTTTAATTTTCCAATAGGTGGACGTATGTCCGGTTTAAAACGATATTTAACAACTTATGGAATGTATAGCGACACTGACGCTATTTATATTAGACGAAAGGAATTAATAAAAATGAAAAATGAATATTATTCTATTAGTATTGCTTATTTCAATAGTGAAGAAGGTATAACAGGAAATCAAGTTAATATAAATAATTTGCCTGATTTAGAAACTGCTTTAAAACGTGTATATAATCATAAACGTTTAATTAAAGCGAGTGCTAAAAAAGGTGTTAATACAATTTACGATATTGCTATTAGACACTTTGTAGCATCTCCTACAGGACAATATGTTAACGATATTACTATACAAAATGGTACTATTATAGTATACTAATTATACACAAATTAATTAATTAAAATTGGGTTTGTTGATAAAACCTCAGGAAAGAAAAAAAATCAACGTTAAAATATATTATGCAAAATTTAAACAAGAGATTAATTACACTTTACAAGGGAGAGAGAACAAGTTCAACAGGAAATAAATTTCCGACGTATTACACTAAACTAATTAATAAAGAGGGTAAGTATATGAATGTTGGTGTAAGATTTAGCCAAAATCTAGACACCTCAGCTTTAAGCCCTTATAAGCTAGATATCAACGCACTAACCAAGTACAAAGGTAGTTTATTAACAAGTGACTTTTCAACTCCTGACTTTGGTTATGATCCTTATATTAGAAAAGACGGCAAGAAAAAATACCCTTGTATTTACATCAACAACGTGCTAAAATATGTAGTTTTAGAGAATGAAGCCCCTAAACATGAAGATAAAAACGAATGGTTTTTCGTGACTGAGGAAGAGGAAAAGCAACAACCTAAGGCTTTAAACTCTGATATGGTTGAAAATTTAAACATTGATAAAGTTAAAGATATGTTCGATGATGTCGATATCACTATTAAGGACTAGCCTTATAAGCTAGTCTTTAAGACTAATTAAAAAAGGAGGTATTAAAATGAAATATAGTTCAAATATGGGTAATTTTCGCCCAGGACGTTATGTAAGTGTTGATGAAAAACTTCTATCACTTCCGGTTGATGAATTGAAAAAAGAAGTTAGAAAAGAGGTGTATAGAGTTAATAGGAATATCAAAAAATTAAGAGAGTATGAAAGGCGTACAGGTCAACATTCCCAAGCGTTAGATAGTTTATTACTTGATGATAAGGAAAAGTTGAGAATTGCTCGTCAAAAAGGTAAACCTGAATACGTTTACAAACAAGAATTACTTGCCAAACTTAAAGAAGCTAAGTATTTTAATGAATTAAAAACCTCAAGTGTTGCCAAGCAAAAGGCTTATGAGAAACGAACTGAACAAGAATTTGAAGAACGTTTCGGAGTTAAAATTGATAATAAATCTAAATTTTGGTCTTTATATAACGACTTTCAAAAGACTAGAAATAGTGACGGGTTGTTATCAAGTGAAGTGGTTCAACAGGCTATTAGCAAACGCTTTGAAAAGCTCGACAAATATCATCAACAAAAAAGAATTAATGATTTAATTGAAGAGGAGGCAACTAAAATTGAAAAAAGAACCCAAAAGCAAAATAACTCCTCTTTCTTTGAAGTATGATAAATGTAATTCTATTGAAGAATTATTTATTAATGATTATACAACTTGTAAAAAACAAAAAATTAAGTATATAAATTTATCATGTTCCTTTGATATTGAAACAAGTTCATTTATTAACAATGAACAACAAAAACAAGCTATTATGTATATGTGGGGGATTGGGGTTCAAGGTAAAGTATTTATTGGTAGAACGTGGGACGAATTCATTGAATCATATTATAAGTTGGTAGACTTTTTTCACCTTGATTATGATAATAAACGTTTAGTAATATATGTGCATAACTTAGCGTATGAATTTCAATGGATAAAATCAAGGCTAGAATTCAATGACGTTTTTGCAACTGACGAAAGAACCCCTATTTATGCTATTACTAAAGAGGGTGTTGAATTTAGATGTAGTTATCTACTAACAAGTAAACGACTTGAAGAGGTGGGAAAAGATTTAAAAAGATATAAAGTTGAAAAATTGGTTGGTAATCTTGATTATGAACGAATAAGAACACCTAATACAATCATTAAAGAAAAAGAGTATAATTATTTAGTGAATGATAATCTAGTTGTTATGGCTCATATACAAGAATGTATTGAGAATGAAAAAAGTATAATCAATATACCTTTAACATATACCGGTTATGTTAGACGTTATTGTAGAAATATGTGTTTTTATAATAATGATAATAATCATAATAAAGATGTAGGTCAATATAAAAAATACAGGCGATTTATTGAGGGATTGGTTATTATATCTTGTGATGAATATAGGCAACTAAAGAGGGCTTTTAGCGGTGGTTTCACACACGCAAACGCGTACTATATTGGTGAACGTTGCAACAACATTTATTCTTTTGATTTTTCTAGTGACTACCCTTACCAAATGGTTAGTAAATATTTCCCTATGTCAACAGGTCGACTAGTTGAAATACATTCAAGTGAAGAATTTAAGAGCTATATTGAAACATATTGTTGTTTGTTTGATGTTAAGTTTACAGGACTTAAAAAACGCTTTAAATATGAAACTTGTTTAAGTTATTCTAAATGTTGGAACGTTCAAAATGCTATACTAAACAATGGGCGAATAGTAAGCGCTGATGTACTTGAAACAACTATCAACGAGATAGACTTTAAATCAATTAATAGTTTTTATTCTTACGATAAAATTGAAGTTGCAAACTTTAGAATCTATAGACGCGGTTATTTACCAACGTCATTAATAAAAGCTATTTTAACTCTTTACGAAAATAAGACTAAATTAAAAGGTGTTAAAGGACGTGAAGAAGATTATCAACGCTCTAAATTTTGGCTAAATGGAGTGTATGGAATGTGTGTTACTGACATTGTACGTGAAGTTAGTACGTTTGATAATGTGAATAAATTAATTACATATGAAACAATTGACAATAAAGAAATGTCAGAGCTTTTAGAAAATTATAATAAAAATAAAAAACGTTTTTTATTCTACCCTTGGGGTGTATGGGTAACTTCTTGGGCTCGTTATTGCCTATTCACGGGTATTTTAGAATGTAAAGAAGACTATCATTATAGTGATACTGATAGCATAAAAATAAGTAATATTGAAAAACATTTAGACTATTTCAATAACTATAATAAACATGTTGATGAATTACTTCAAAAAGCACTTAGTTATCATAAACTACCTTTTAGTATGGTTAAACCAAAAACTATTGAGGGGGTTGTTAAAACGTTAGGTTATTGGGATTTTGAGGGAACTATTAAAAATGGTAAGTATTTACCCTCTTACATTTTCTTTAAAACGTTAGGAGCTAAACGTTATATGGTGTTAACACCATCTAACAAAAAGAACCCAAATGAAGAAATAGAACTAACATGCGCAGGTGTTAACAAACATAAAGCAACTCCTTATTTAATAGGCGATAAAAAACAACTTGTAAAAATTCAAAAGCCTAGTAATAAATTTAAAATTTGTTATAAGGAAGTATTTAAGCGTTTTAACGATGGATTAAGCGTTCCTCAAGACTATACAGGAAAACTAGTTCATACATACATAGATGAAGAAATAGAGGGCATTGTAAAAGACTATCAAGGTAATTATTATAAATATAATGAAAAAAGTTGTATTCATTTATCAAAAACTGAGTATAATTTATCATTGAGTAATGAATTTATTGACTACATTGATAATATTTTAAAGGAGGAATTAATATAATGAAAAAATATTATAAATTAACTAAAATATTACAGCTTAACGCTGTATATAACTTTATAATTGGCGAGCGTTCGAATGGTAAGACGTTTGCATGTCTAGAATATGCCGTAAAAGAGTTTATTAAAAACGGTAATAGATTTGCATATATAAGAAGACGACGCGATGAAATGAAAGCTCAAGACATTCAAAAGCTATGCAATAAACCTATTAAAGAATGGACTAAGGGGGAATATAGTATTATGAATTACTATCAAAATGACTTTTGGTTGTGTAATGTTGATGATAAAGGAATAGTACATCGTGAAGCCCTTGTCGGTCATAGATTCAACGTTCAAGATGAACTTAATTATAAAAGCTATGAATACCCTAACGTACAAACAATAATTTATGATGAAGTAATAACAAGTGGTAGTTATTTAGAGGATGAATTCGTTGAGTTTGAAAACTTACTGTCAACTATTATACGTGATAGACTTGGTGTAAAAATTTTTATGTTAGGTAATACAATTTCTAAATATTGTCCATACTTCCAGGAAATGGGGTTGACTAATGTTAAGAAACAAAAACAAGGCACTATTGATTTTTATACTTACGGCGAAAGTTTAACAACGGTTGCCCTTGAATATTGTCGTAAACGTGATGACAATGAAAGTAAACTGTCAAAATCCACTTATTTTGGTTTTAACAATCCTAAACTAAAAATGATAACTCAAGGCTATTGGCAAATAGCTATTTATCCTAAACTACCTATTAAGTACGTGCCTAAAAACATCATAATGAACTTTTTCATATGTTTTGACGGCGAAACGTTAAAAGCCGACATTGTCAATGTTGATAAAACTCTATTTATCTTCATCATGCCTTTTACACGTGAAATGACTAAGAGAGATACCTCAATAATTTATCAACAGGAATTTAGCGTCAATCCTCTTCATCATAGAAATATACTTACAGGAACGCAACCATATGCTAAATTAATACAAAGTCTATTTAAAGATGATAAAGTCTTTTATCAAAGTAATGAAGTAGGCGACTTGGTCAACGCATATCTTGAATGGTGTTATAATCTTTAATATTAAATAACTAGGTTAGACATTAGTCTAGCCTTTTTTATTAACGTTGTCAAGTGTTAATGATAACTATGTGTTATAAAGTTAGTGTGATAGTCTTGTTTTGATAACTAGGTGGCACGCCTTAGGTATGAGCGCCAAAGGTTGGAATCTCTGGATTTAAATTAGGTTGTGAGGTAAGGGAGCGTGGGGGAT